ACATAAACTACACGCATCCTAGTTTCTCCACTTAATGCAGTACATGGTACAGTAATAGATCCTGTTTTAAGAATACCAGCATTACTACCAGTATAAGCACCTGATGAATACGCTAATTCCCCAACATCAACAAAATCTCCATATATTGGAACAAATCCTACTATATCCAATATTGTTTGAACACCATCCATAAAAGAATTTTTTTGTTCTACATCGCCATATCCTGGCTTTCGATTTTCTGCAGTAACAACAAATTTCCAATTACCATTTTTATATACCAATGACCCACATTCAAATCCGGAACCTTTGCCTTGTGTTTCTAAATATTTATCAGCGCCTGGCTCATTATATATTGTAAATTTGCCCGCACCTTTATATACGTACCCAAAACTTTTTGCCATACCTGAAGACCATAGTTCATTATTATGATATATCCATAATCGGTCTCCTTGTGTAGTATCAATTTCAAACCCATGGGGATTCGATGCTAAGTCAAATGCAATTGCAGATCTAGGAGTTTTTTTTGTTAATGATGTAAGTAACGTATCAGCTGATTGATTTTGTGTCCATGGCTTTGTAATTGTAAATCCAGCTTTTTCTTTTGATATATAAAATTCTCGTAGTAACTGTGTTTGTGCTAGTTCCCTACGAGCTTCAGCTAAATTGTTTTTTACACGTATTATTTTGATTGCAGTTTGTTCCATTGAATTTAATGTGTTATACATTGCAATGGGTGCTGCGATATTAGGATTCTTCATATATTACTTTATATATAAATATTGTTAAATTAAAAACTGGCAATTTTGTTATATCATGCAACATGCTTAATCATATTAGCGCGTACCTTTATGATTATCGATGCGATCTAGTATCTGATTTAACACGTCGGCTTTAATGAAACCGCACATCGATGCATTTTTTAATGCACTAATTAATTGGAAAATAATAAATGGTATTAGTATTGTTTCACTCAGCCATCCAGTACCTTTAAACCCTTGTTCAACCAATAAGATTACCGTTAAAAACATGCACCAAACAGCTGCTGTTCTAATAACACTTAATGCTTTAAATGTTTTGAATCCTTCACGTTTAGCACCAGCAATTACACCAAAAAACCCATCTAAAAAAACTACAGCAATTAATGCCAAATATTGTTCTGAATATGTCATTGTTAAATTAAAAAAAATATGTGCAATAAAATGACATGGCTGTTGATATTGATAATATAATTGCTAGTGCTGATGTTTTCATATGATATCCGTTGACTCAATTAATGTATATGTAAAATGATTGCCGTGTATTTTAGCAGCTTTTTTACAAATAGATATAAACTCATTAAAATCTTTTACTCGTTTAAACACTTGACATCCTTCTGACCAATTTTCTACCCAAGTAGAATCAACACCCGCTTTATGTATATTAATGCCAAACATTCCAGTGTCTTGTTTAACTTCATCAAATGTTAAATCTTTATTACCGTCTCGCCAAACAGTCACATCTGCTAATCTTTGACAAACTGCTTCATATTTTCCTTGATGTAAGGATAATGCATATGCTCCTCTGTATTGTCCAGGAACTAATCGTGCAACGCCATTTTTATTATGGAATTGTTGAACTCCTTTTTTTCCTGGATCACAAGTTGCTTTCCAACAATAAAATTGTTCTACTGATTGAGCATCTTTAAACGATACTGTTAAACAGTCATCAAATACATTGGTTACTTTTTTGTATATGCCAGGCGCATTATTTCTTACACCTACTATATTTACATCGTAAGTTTTGTTTGCAGCATCTTCAAACCATTTATATTCCTTAGCTTGTACTGCTGATTTAATTTGTTCTCTTGTATAACACATATTTTATTACTTTCTTGTTTGATTTTTATTTTTTGTATATTTGTCTAAACTTGTTAATCCTAAACAACCAAACGCCAACATACCAACTGTTTGTACTAGTACGTCGGAAGGATGTATATCGCCATGTGAAAATGAATTAGCTAACAGTGTAACATTTAAAAAAATGATGCATATTAGTCCTGCTACTCGTTTT